CGCCGCCGCTCTTCGGGTGGGCGACCATCACCCGGCACTCGGGGTCGGACAGGAACCGCGTGACCGCCCCCTCCTTGTCCACCACCTCCCCGCGGAGGGAGGCGTACCCGATGCCCTGCCGGTCCAGCACCGACTCGATGATCCGCCCCTCCTCGACGTAAGCGTGGAAGACGATGACCTTCTCGTCGCCGACGTCCCGCAGCAGCTCGGCCAGCAGGTCGGCCTTCGGGTTGTCGGCCAGCCGCACCGCCTCGTCGCCCCACAGGAAGAAGCCCCCGGCCACCTGTCCCAGCTTGTTCGCTGCCTGGCCTGGGTCCACCGGGCCGAACGTCCTGCCCCCGTCGTTCCACGTCTGCCCGTTGGCGATGAGGGCGTAGAGCCGCTCCTGGTCGGTCGACATCTGGCACCGCCTGGTTTCGTAGGTCCGGGGCGGGAGGTCCACGCACTCCTCGCGGGAGAACCGCAGCGTGACCGGGGCCACCCGGCCCAGCAGGACCCGCCGCTCCTCGGCGGACTTGACCTGCCAGCCCCCGAAGAACTTCTGCCGGAAGTGCCTCCGCAAGAACGGCCACTTGGTTCCGCCCAACGTGACTCCCCCGTCCAGGCACCAGTACTCTGCCCAGAGGTCCTCGTCGCTGGTGCTAATCGGCGTGCCGGTCATGATGATCGCCCGCTCGGCCGCCATCGACAGGGCATGGAACACCTTGGTCTGGACGGCCTTCTCGTTGGCCAGGCAGTGGCACTCGTCGGCGGTGACCCCGTCCAGGTCGGCGTCGAGGATGGCGTCGGCGTCCAGCAGGTGGACGGTCTTGGCCTTGCCCTCCTTGGTGATCCGTTCCTCCCGGTCGCAGAACAGGACCAGCAGCCCCTCGTAGTTGACCACGAACGTCCTCCTGCCGGGCAGGGCCAGCAGGTCCCTCCGGTCCTCCCGGCTGCCCCGGAGGACGACTGGCTCCTCGCCCAGGTGTTGGCGGATCTGCTTGACCCACTCGCCGACCACGCTGTTCGGGCAGACGATGAGGTGCCGCTCCGTGCCCCACAGGTCGTGGGTGTACAGAGCGGTCAGCGACTTGCCGGTCCCGATCCCGTGCCAGTAGGCCACCCGCTTCATCGGGAGCGACCACGCCAGGGACACGAGTTGATGACGCCGAGGAGGCGTCCTCGGTCGATAGTCGGCGAACACTGCCTTCAGGTCGGCGTCTGTCCAGTCCCTGGTCATGGTGTGTTCAGGCGGTTCTCCCAGCCCTCGCCCCACGGGTTTAGCTCGTAGTCGTTCACGTCCGCCTCTCCCGAAAGGTCGGGCAGGGGGTCAGAGTTTCCAAACGGGTCTAGGTCAGAGTTTTCAAACGGGTCTAGGTCGTAGTCACCCAGCGGCGTCTGAGCCATGTCAGTCTCCTTCCTGATCGAACGGGGCCGGTCTATTGTACTCCCGGCCCGGCCTGCTCCGGTCGTCCGAGGTCGCAATCTCGGACAGGTCCGGCTCGTCCACCTCGCTCGGCAGCCACGAGTCCAGGCAGAACTGGCCGATGGCGAAGCACGGAACGAACGTGCAGTAACCGTCCTGCTCCTCGCCTCGGGCGGCCATCACGCTCAGCCCGGCCAGCCCCTCCTTGACGTCCTGCTCCGACCGGCCGATGGCCAGCATGGCGTCCACGTTGGCCAGCTTGCGGATGTCCTCCCCGACGTGCTTCCTTCGGACGTGGCGTCGGTCCAGTCCCTCGCGGTTGACCTGGCTGGCCGTGGCCACGAGCACCCTCCGCTCGTCGGCCAGGCCCTTGCTCCAGACGTACCCGGCGTTGATCTGGTGCCGCAGCTCCTTGCTGTACTGCGACAGGTCCATGATGTCCACGTAGTCGTTGATGACTACGTCCGGGACGAAGTCGCAGTAGTTCTCCAGGTAGTCGAGAAGCCGCTCCACCTCGCTCGGCTTGCATTGGCCCATCGGGTACTTCTTGATCATCAGGCGACCGCCGAACCTGGAGACCGCGATCCTGGCCTTGCGGCAGGCGGCCTCGTCGTAGACCGACCGGGTGATGATCTTGCGGGAACCGGGCACCACCGACCGTTCGTCCCGCCCCGGCAGGACGATCTCCTGCCCGGCCTTCTTCGCCCGCCCGGAGAACATCATGTCGTACCGCAGCTCCATCACGTCCCGACCTACCTCGTGGCTTATATGCAGGACGAACAGCCCGGCCCGCAGGGCCTCGCGGGCTATCCACATCAGGCCCCAGGTCTTCCCGGCCTTGGCCCCTCCGAGGATGCTGACCAGCTCCCCCCGACAGTAGCCGCCGAAGACATGATCCATCGCCCGGACTCCGGTGCCGATGAGGTAGCTCGGACGGTCGGCCCGGTCGGCCAGTCCGCCCAGGTCCCGGAGGTAGTCGAGGGCGTCCTCCGCTTCGGGGATGCCGGACTTCAGGGCGTCGTAGATGGTCTTGTCGGCCTCGTCTATCTTCCCCTGGCTTACGAACTCGGCGAACCGGATGGCCGCGTCCTCCCTGGCGCGCAACTTGATGGCGTCGCTGATCCGCCGGAGCAGGTAGTCCTTGTTCGGCCTGGGCAACTCCCGGATCTTCTGAAGGTAGGTGAGGCAGTCGGTCCGGTCCTCCTCCGACCGGCGGGAGTAGACCCGCAGGGCCTCGTCGGCGAAGTGGTCGCCAGGTGCCCGGTGGAACTGGGCGTGGTAGTTGAGACAGATCCGGGCTAGCTCCCCGCTCAGCGAGCTGAGGAAGAACTCCGGCTCCACCCGCCCGGCCACGGCCGCCAGGAAGGAGTCATCCTCCGCCATGAGGCGGAGGATGCGATCCTGGAGGGACTGATTGAGGGTTATCGGCATCGTCTACTGTACTACTTCGCAGACCGGCCTATCGTTCTCTGCCACGCAGTGCTTAAAGAACGAAGAAAGGAACTCCTCGTTGAGGTCTTGATCCCCATAGATTGGTACGCCCATAGCGTCGTGGTCCTCTACGCACTCCATCGTCAGCCCGTACCATGTCTTTGGGGTCCAGTCGTGCCGCCAGCTGTTCGGGTCGGTCTCGTCCGTCCTCGGGGTCACCACCAGCCGCCACTTCTCGAATGTCCATGCTACGAACGGGTTCGGCACAGACACCCTTTTCTTACCGACAAGGAATATCTTACTCATGCCCACTTGACCTCCAACTCCATCATACGCTCGGCCCCCAGCTCGTCGGGGTCTGAGTCCGGCGGGAGCTTAACCGCTCCGGCCCTGACCAACGGGGCCAGGCTCCTGGCCGCGGCCACCGACATCTCGTAGGAGTCCCCGTCCCAGGCGAACACCACCTCGTCGATCCGCTCGTGGCGGAGAAGTTGCGACCTCTGGCTCCGGCTGATGCCGTGGGTGAGCGTGGCCACCGCGTTGCGGCCCATCCGCCAGGCGTCAAACACGCCCTCCACCACGTAGACCCGCCACGGGGCATCGCCATCCCGGTCTAGGTCGGTCCAGTAGAGCAGCTCGGCCATCCGGCCTTCGCTCAGGTACTTGGCCCTGGCTTTGCCGGTCACGTCCCGACCCTGAAAGGCAGCGAGCTGGCCGAAGTCGTCGTAGACCGGAATGATGAGTCGGTGAACCCAGTCCCCGGAGTTGCCACCCCACCGGCAGTCGTAGTCCGCGGCCACCTGCGCGGGAATGCCGCGGGCCGTCAAGAATTGGTTCAGGGCAGGCTCACCCTCCAACAGGTCCGCAGTAATCGGGTCGGAGTCCGGAAGGACAATCCTCGGGTCCGGCCCCACCGGAGTCTCAGGCAGGCGGGACAGCGCCCGCAAGACCTGCTCGCTCAGGCCGAGCCGCTCGTCCCTGACGGGCATCCCGGAGATGGCTCGCTCAGCCGCCACCCCGACCAGGCCCAGGCGGGCGAGGAGACCCCGTAGCGACCCCCTGGCCTTGCACCGCCAGCAATGGTAGCGGAGGCTGGACAGGAAGACGCCTAAATGAAAGTTGACGTCCCTGGTGGAGCAGAACGGGCAGCAGATGTTCACCGCGTTTCTCGTGGACTTACGGGTCGGCACCCCGAGTGCCATGAAGAGGTTGTCGAGTCGGCTGCGGTCCATCA